CACTTGTCAATGCCTTTTATATATCCTCGTGTCGTTGAAATATAACCAACACGAATCAGATCATCATCTGCTGGTTCAAAGATATTAAAACTAGATGTGTCAGATACAGATGCATTGAGTTGATCTGCTCTAATCAATGGCTTTGACATTTATAAATGACTTCTAAGCACTTTTATATTCATATTTATCAGTAAAGATCAAGAGCATCGCGTGCAGCTTCTCTCTCTCTTCTTTCTGCTTCAGTCTCTGGTCTTACCTCTCTTAGTTCTGTAGTCTCTGGATCCATAACAAATCTATCACTTATTTGATTCTGAGTTTGTGTTGTTGTTCTATCGGAACTTGGAACTGGAGGTTGTTGTGCTTGTTGTGGTGGTGTAGTGGTATTAGGATCAGGAATAGGAGGTTGTCCAAACATTGCTCTTTCTTCATTGACTAGACGTAAGGCTTCACCAGTTGCTTTATCACCAACCTGAGGTTTATTAGATACATCAGGAGTATCAGGTGTGGGACCTGCAAATCCTGGATCTGGATCTGTTCCATCAGCGCCACCATCTGCATCAGCAACTGCTTTATCTTCAGTAGCAGGATCTGTAATCTCAGCATCTGGTTTGCTACTTCCACCACTACAAAATGTATACTCGTCAGAGACTGCCTCATTTGGTTTGACTTCACAACCAAACACATCAAGACTTAAGTTGTTGAATAGCATGGCAGCTCCCATGCTTGTATTAATATTTGGTAACTGAGTGAGTGCCCCCAAAATACCAAGACCTTTACTCACTTGATCAGCAATATCTAATACGCCAGATACTTTTTCTGATATGTCTTTGAGAAATTCATTGACACCTTGTAGCATAGTATCATTGTTTTCCTGTATCTCTCCCATATTGGTAACAATGACACTTGCCATAATATCTTCGGCAGCACAAACCGGAACCACAGGTGTTGTAGGTCTTTCACCATCACCAAGAGCATTGTTTTTTCCATCTGATGCATTACCTCTTGCTTGTGCAATCAGATTGTCAATATCCAATGCATCAAGAAGAAGTCCTTCTAGTTTATTTGAAAGATTGTCAGTTACTTTATTATAAAGACACAGTGCCAACTCATTCATCTCTTCTTTCATTTCTGAGAAAAGATATCTCTCACTTGAAGGCAATGCAGAAACGGTTTTAGTCAACTCTTCGTTCAGTTTCTTCTGTGTGTGCGCCATCATTTGATCCATGATGGGCTTGGTATATTTTGCCATCACCTTAGACGCATCCTTGATTAAAATCTGAGGATTCTGACTACGAAATGTAACTGCATCTGCATAACTCGTGATCGAGTTCATATATTTACTGATCTTCTCAGTCACTTTCTCAATCTCAGTCTGCATATTTTTAATAGAAGACTGAACCTGGTTCTCAGGTGTTTTGAGTGGGATCTTCTCGCATATTTTTTCTTGACCTACAACATCAGATGCAGTGACGACATGAGGTTGATCTGTAGCCTCTAGTTCTGCGTTCTGATCTCCTTGAGGTTCAACTACTTTCTTATCAGAATCGGGTGCCTCAACAGGATTATCATGAGGTATATCATTATTGAGATAACCACTTATTCCGTCAAAGTTCTTTGTTCCCTTCTGTAATCTTGTTTTTGCATTATTGCCAAGAACTCCCATAATGACAGGGACTTGCATGTCCGCACCATCAAGAAAGAATCCAAATACAAACATACCCTGACGGATATTTGGTGTTTGGAATGATGACGCCTGACCTCCACCTGCAGTAACAGGATACATTACCTGTGCCCAGGGCAACTGATCAGACGGGATGCTCTCCTCATCTCGGTCATGAAGACCGATAATCCTTACCTTATATCGATACCCCCATCCATCACCACCTTCTGGGTTATCACTTTTTGTCGAGACAATATTATCCCTCCAGTAAGAATCGTCAGGAACCTGACCGATCCACCAGTTAAAACTTGATCCAAGAAAACCTGGGTTAAATACCGAAGATGACTCCATTAATCGTCATAAATTAAGCATTCTGGTTCAGATGGATTCTGATCACAGAAAAGTTCCAAGTAACTGGGATCATGATGATCTCCAGCTTCGATTTCTTTTTTATGATGCTCCACGTATTCTTCTAGTTCATGCAGTTCGCCCTCAATGTGACGACGCATTTGTGGATTTGTTGTGGGATCTTGAAGGATTTTTTTATCCTCCTCAATATGCTTTTCTATACTTTCCATTAGATTTTACCTGTTGGTTTACCTTTGCGACCAAATGAATCTCTGACCAATCCTAGTCTAGTTAAGGTCTCACTTGATGAGATGTAATGTGTCAAATCTGTTATAATATATAGACCAGAATCCATGGCACTAGGTTCAGTTGTGTCTCCCTCTTCAAGAAGTGGTACATCTAAGAATATAGCGTCTCCTGCATGAAGTGTAAAGTCTCCTGGTATTGTTATGGTCGCTGTAAAACTTAAGAACTGATTGTATCTCATGATCGATTGATTCAAGATACTTCTGTACTCGAAGTTTTCTTCATCAGACTTTTCAATCTGTTGATTAGTATCTCCAGTTGGTAATGTTCCTTTATCTAAGAGATAATATGTTGCTCTTGAAAACTCTCTATCCTTTCCAGGGATATTTAACTCATCATTTAACTTTGGCAAATCTTTACCAGCGAGTTTGAGTTGCTCTTGTGTTTCTTCAAGATTTGGAGTAACAACTTCATATACTGCTTTAAATGGATCAAATAGAACAACCTTTGTTGAAAAGGCACCTATCATTAACTTCTTTTGTGCCTCAATCAAGTTATTTTTTTCATATTCAAATGCCTGGTAATCATAACGAGGTGGAATGTGATCTCCTCCATCACTACTTTCATTGTAGATAATGCTTCTCTTTGGTTCTTGTGATAGTAAACCATCGATAGACTTGAAAAAATATCCCTCTGATGTTTCGTAAAAGAAGTAACCAGCACTCTTCCCAAGTTTTTGATTCTCTGCCGATACTGCTTTTTTAGACAACCAGTTCAAAGTCCAAAATGATTTTTTATTATTTCCAATAAAGTTAAAGTTATTGGCAGTGTCTTCAATCTCAACGTTTTTCTCTGTGCCTAAACCTTCACCTATGGTATCAGTTAAAATGGTTTTAATATGATCAGATATTTTACCATCATATCTTTTTCTTAACCTGACCTTTTCATTCAGTTCAAATTCTTTTGATACAAGATCGAGTTTGACAACCTCTTTCCTCGTATCAGATGCAAGTGGTGTAACTTTGTTTACATATAGTTCAAGTTTTGGCGTGTCACCAATCTTTTCTCCAGCAGCATCAGAAAACTTCAACTCTACCTTTTCAGTGCCAACCAACGGCAAACCTTCAATAACGTTTTTTCCATCCACAGAACTACCAGTTTCGACATAATGAATCGAAGCCTTTACAGTGTCCGAAAGTATACTTTCATAGTAATACAGTGCAGAGAATCCCTCACCTGCTAACTCGACATTCTTTGTCTTGTCATTTGAAATAACTTTTAATGTCTCTACCGAACTAGAGAAGGAATCGACCGTGGTTTTCTTACTCATATCTTATACCTTTATACTATTTACATAACATACAATCCATCAAATGGATCGCCACCACCAGACGCCACTGATATATTGATGTTAGGTGAGTCTGTATTAACTTGTGGTTGATTATTTGAAGCAATCTGATTGCTATTGATGATAATATTTGAGGATGATTGATCCTCATATGATGCTTTCTCTCTTAACTTTTGCAGCATTGATCTTATGTTATCTGTATGTGCTGCTGGAGCATAGTTACTACCCGTGCCCGAGTATAAACTCTCACCTTTTTTAATATCTCTCAGAGGATATTTACCATTGTATGATCCCTTCTTCATATCATAGGGAACACCAATAGACGCATACTCTGCAGCGAGTTCTAACTGTGCGGTGTCAAGTGATACACTGGTATCACCACTTAAGAAACGACCAACCTTCGCTCTTTTTTTAGTGATTGAATAGGGACCAAACATATTCTGAAGAGATGCATCAAACTTTCTCTTTGAGGTATCGATTCCCTGTGCAATCAAGTAATCTCTAAAACCTTTCATAGTCTTAGGAATAATCTGATACTTACCAACTGCAAACACTCTTCCTGAATTTTGTGCAGCAAAAATTTCGTCAAGGGTCATGTCTGTAAGATCCTTTCCAAGAATAGACTTTGCACCACCAGGAGTATCACCCGCATTACCTCTGTTGACAGAGTTAAGTCCACCTTCCCCACTTGTGACAAGATCAAACAAAGATCCGAAGTTAACCTTACCACCCATTGGAGATTTGCGGGGAGGTAATGGCATACCTTTAGATCCTGGACGTGGAGCAGATTGTTGAGGTCGTGGTTGAGGTTGACCACCCGCTCTTTCATCAGCATATCCACCTTCAGGTCTATATCTATCAACAATGCTTTGTGGTCTACCGATGCCTATAAATTTTAATATATTTTCAAGAAAACCACTAACAGCATTGGTTGATTTTTCAAAAAGTCCAGTCAAAGGGTTATTTGTCAAAAATGCAGGTAAGTCCATACCTGCAGTTACTGCATCATAAAGTAATCCACCAAGCCAATCACCAAGCACTCCACCACCAAGACCAAATAATCCAGCCAATAATGGAGTTACAATGATTGCAGCAGGTCCAGTCAGCAGACCTAAGGCTTTACCGATTGCACCACCTATAAATCCACCGATACCAGCAAAGACCGCTTTACCTGCTGCTCTACCTGGGGGTTCTCCAAAAGCAATATTCAATGCGAAGTCTGCAATACCACCAATGAGTGGGACACTTCTCAATATCCTAGTGCCCTGCTTGCCAAAAGTTCTAATCATGAATCTTCTGGGTGTCCTTTTAGCTCCCCTTCCACGCACTCTTGCTCTACCAGAGCTATCCATCGCTCTTGCAAGGTCGGAAATGCCAGGATCAAAATCATCAGGTCTTCGTTGACCCATCAATCTTCTCAGTGCTTCGTCCGCTTGTTGACTTTCAAAATCCGCTACAGCACGGCGACGCATCTTTGGATCTCTTTCTAACTTTTTAAAGAACTGCCTGTCTTTCCCTTTTCTACCTTTAAGAACCTCACTTATAGAGGGTCTTGGTGCTGTCATTTTTAAATCAGCGTCAAATGTTGGAGCAGATTGTCCCTTCCTCCTAAGAAGTTCTGCTTGTATAAGTTTTTTTCTAATAATCTTTCTTCTTCTACCACCAGCTTTTTTAAGCATACGATTGTAGAAATCATTACGAACACGAGTTTGTGTTTCAATATCAAGAGCGTCACCCCTTAACTGTGCTTGATATAAATTTTTATCTAACCTGTTAAGCTTGTTGATGTCAGATCGACTAAAAATCTTCTCACTTGCAGGTTTGTTAGGATCAAAGTCACCCACTGCAAATTGAGTTAACTGGATTGTATTTTTTCTAACTAGTCTGTTAGCATCAGCAAGTTTTTTTCTAGCAACAAATCTAGATCTTCTACCTCCAAACCGTTTTTCTCTTGTTTCAAGAGGTTCACGCAACCCTTTACTTCTTCTAGTTGCTCTCTCTTTCCTCTTTCTACTTTCTTCTTTTCTTCTCTCTTTCGTAAGAGCTCTAATCCTTCTCTCATTAGCTCTCCTCGCTTCCTTGGCTCCCGGTGGACTTTTAATAAATGGAAGTGTAGGTGATAATCCACGTCCAAATCCACCTGGCGCACCACGTCTTGATTTCTTCTTACCCTTACCACCAAAAAGTTGCTCAAATATATTTGGAGTTTTTTTAGGTTTAGGTTGACGACCTCTTCTCATCAGTGGATCAAAAGATCCAGTGCCTTTCAGTAAACTCGCTACCAATAAAACATCGACAAGCACGGACAACTTGTCCATGAATCCATCAAACAAATTTATTACAGCGTCTCCACCAATATTTTTTAAGAATCCTCTGGTTGAATCATACGCATTGTATCCAAAGTTTATAAATGTAGAAAATGCATCTACAAGAAAAACTCCAGCACTCGATAAGAAGTCAGCAACTTTTAGGGCACCTGTTAGAATATTCTTAAGAAGGGGTGCTTGCCCTATTAGTTGAACCGCTAATACTCCAAGAACAATCTTACCAATGAAGTTGCGGAACCAACCAAGTATGTTTAATCCTCCCGCTTTTGGTATTCTATCTGTTATAGTTCTTTTCTTTTCTACATTGGGTTGTGTTTCAAGAGCACTTTCTCTTCTTTGTCTAGTAATGTTCTGATCGGTGATTATTTTTCGCTGTTTCTTTTGTCTTGCAAGTGCAAGATTTCCCCTAAGAAGATTATTAATACCGACAAGTTTGGTATTAACTTTCCCATAGAAAACTGTGGTTACAGTTCCTTTTACATTATATTTTCTTGGAGTTATATTTTCAGCAGTAATCATCTTATATCAACCCCAAAGTTTTTACTTTGTTAGAAGAGTGCGATGCCAAAGGAACTGGGGTATGCGTTCTAGATGAAGGTCTATTCTGCCCAAGTGGTTGAGGTGTGCTCGATCCAGTATTCATTATCATGACCTGTGGTTGCCTAGTCATCGGTGGTTCTGGAGTCAAAACTTTTGGTTCATTGAATCCAAAGATTCCAGTGTTAGCAAAAACTTTTCCGTCTTGTTTGATGACACCCCCAAAATCACTAAAGGGTTTTGAGATATCAACACCCATCGCTGATAGATCTTCATTATACATTCTCTCTGCTTCAAGTTCTCTTGCTTGAGTTGCTTTATATGCATCACTCTTAACAAGAGTTTTTTGAACCTCAAGTGGTGTCATCCCGGAAACATTATAGTTTAAAATATTTTTAAGAGATGTCCCTTGAGGGAACAAACTCATAAGTTGTTGTTTATTTTCGCTCAGATCTCTCTCATCAAAGTTTGCGGACAATGTTTGTTCTTCAAATCTTGATGACGCATATCCTTCCGGAGTCCTTTCTATAGAGTGTATCATACCTCTATCAATTCCATCAATAAAACTATCTTCATATCGGGTGCCAGACATTTGTCCGGGTTTAAGGAAACCTCTCGCTGCTTTTGCAGCAGAAAGTTCTGATCTTGTTGGTAATCTTCTTTGGATTGGTCCGGATGAAAAACTTTCCTTAATTTCTTCTCTTGAATCTGTGCGTGTAATGAGTGTTTGTGTTGGTTGTATTTGACCAGGATAAAATCCCAGACCAGCCTGACCTGTTCTCGCGGCAGTCAGTCGCTCTAGTCCAGGTGCGAAGTTTATCAATCCACCCTCATTAGCAAACAACTTACCACTTACCATTCTTGGTGTGTTGTCGCCACCATACTTAGCATTGATTCTTTCAAGCACGGAAGGACCAATCGCAGCAACCGCAGGTGCTGACATGACAAACTCACCATCTGTCAGTCTTGCATTGACTCTATCATATCCATAAGGTCCATCAACCAGACCATCACTTGTAAAAATACCACCACCATATAAACCTTGTGCCTCTTGATCTTGATCCTCTCCTCCACCAAAAGCACCGCCAATAAGATTTTGAATACCTAAGAATGTAGCAGCAGTTCCAGCGACTTGTAAAGCAGTGCCCACTGCTCTTCCTTTAGGACCAAGAAGATTACGTGCAAGTCCACCAGCACCTCTTAATCCAAACTTTTTCAGAAGCAGCAGAGTCGCTGCGCCTATTCTAAGTGAACTTCTGATAATAAGAGCACTTAACTTTCCTATTGTTCTTCCAAACCTTGTACCAAACATTAGGTACGCAGTAAGTAGTTTGGGTCCATGATCAGAAAGGAATCTAATGACAGAGTTTATCTTTTGTTGATTCTTGGGATCGGTGATAAAACCAATCAGTTTGACAATAAATTTTCCAGCAAGAATAGCAAGGAAAGCTTGTATGATCCTTCCTATGATTCCTCTGACAGGTGCTAAGATTTTTTCTGTGGTCTTACGCAGACCTTCATATCTTTTTTCTAGTCTGTTCTCTTGTAATCTACGCTTTGTATTTTCTGCCTTTCTTCTTTCATATTCATCATCTTTCTTTTCAAGTTTTGCATCCGCTCTTATTGTTTCAAGAATGGCATCAAGGTTTCTAAGCATCACCGCCTGAGGTGATACCGCAGCAAGATTTTCTTTCAGTTCGCTTTTTTGATAACCAAGAATATTTTTAATGGAAGTAATCTTCCGTTCATTATTAAAAGTTTTTATTTCAACATCCTGAATACTATTAAGTATCCTATTATTCAAATTTGTTTGAAAATTCTGTTGTGCTATATTTCTACCCGTGCGAAAACTTTCTGCAGAAATACGTTGCCTTCTGGGTTCTATTGGATTTGTTGCGGTTTCATCAGAAGGCATTCGCTTGTTGCTGCTTTAGTTTTTCCTCTTCAAGATGGTTCATTAACATTTGAACATAGATATCCCTTTCCCAGGGCATCATATTTTCTATTTCTGTTAATGAATATTTATGATACTGCATCAAAGAAAAGTTGAGATTAAAGTAGTTCTCAAGGTTCATATGAACCATGCCTATGCGAAAAAAGACGCTAAGCCCTCAAGCACGACATCACTTTCTACTCCAGTCTTTGGATTTTTTACCTTGATTGCGTGTGACAACTTAGGCATTGTCTCAAAGAACTTTTCAATCTCCTTAAACTGAGATGAGTTCATCTGCTCAAGGAAGTCATTAAGTTCTTTCTTTGTGCAATCAGATGTTGTCCAGACTTCTTCTTCGGTGAAGATTTTGTCAATACATGTAGCGATAAGTTCAAAGGATTGATCCATTGCATTCTTGTCATCAATCTCAAAGTTGTTTTTGATGAACTGCTCAAGAGAAGGATACTTCATCTGCATCATGATAGAATCATCAACTTTGATTTTGTTGGTGTGATCCTCTGGTTTAGTAACCTCAATATCATCAAGGTTAATATTTACTCTTACCTCAGTCTCTTCATCATCAGGACAAATGATATTGATTTCAATATCTTCACCGACAGACTTGCCGCGAATATTTAAGAAGAGATACTCAATGTCAAAAGTCGGAAGTGATTCTACTTTGACACCTTTTGTGAGCACACAGTTTTTGATGACAGATTTGATTGCAGTGGTAATCTGTTTTGTGTTATTACTTTCTAGTGCAATGACTAAAAGTTTTTCCTCTTTTACAAGGAAGGGTCTATATTGAATTGTCTCACCTGTCGATGGCAACTCAAGTTCATAGGTCGGCGTAGCGATCTTAGGTAAAGGCATAATGTCCCAAAGAGTTTTTCAGTGTGATTATTTATTAGTGATTAGGCAATGTCGGAATTGATTCGATCTGGAAGTGTTCTACCACTACCAAACTTCTCAAGGAATGTTTTTGGTTCCGCGAAAACGGGAGCACTTTTATCATTTATCAAACTTTGTTTAGCACTTTCAAATAGACTTGAGAGTGCATTTTCACCAGCTGATGGAGTTGGACCATCACCCAACTCCCCGATTCTTCCAAGTGTTACTTTATTTACAATGTATCTTGTATATGCAAATGACACTGTGCATTTTAGCAACTGAGATGTATCATACGATATGGGCATTGAGTTTATGGATATTGGAAAAGCATTTAAAAACTCATACTCGATATCAGGTCCAGATTTTGTCGTCACAGTTGTTCCCAAGTCGGTGCCTGCAATAATATTAACTATATCCTCAAGTGGATTTGATTTTCTTCTTTGAGAGTAGTAATCCCTCTCAAACTTTTTGATTTTTAATCCTTGTTTTGCTTGATATTCATTGGGATATCTAAATCTAAAGTTATAGTTACTATTACGGGTGTTCTGAACTTGAAGACCTTCACCAGCGATTATAGCAATCCAAGTTTCAAAGAATGTAATAGGAAGATATTTTTCAGCATCAACATAAAAAGTTAAATCAATTTGTTGACCGTAGTTTCTACGATATGCATGTCTTTCTGTAACACCAGTTCTATCATCAACAGCCTCTGATGTCAGAAGAGATGATCCTGGCAAAGACGTTTCCGCGCAAAGAAGATTTAATTTTTCTTGATCCGCACCAAGAATCCTTGTTAACGCATCCCTTGATGTCCTATCAAGTTCCGATGGGATGGGAATCTGAACAATATACTGCGATGTTAAAGCAGGTCTAAGAATATTAGACTTAATCTGTGAGATTGAACTTACTTCCCGTGCCATCTAAATAGTTTTTACCTTATATATTATGTATGGGAGAAAGTATTAAAAGTAAATACAAACCTTCGCATCCTATGAAATATAAGGGTGATGCAAGTAATATTATATG